ACACCAGACAGCGCAACTAATGCCGGCGCTATGAAGGCGAGTGCTGCGGCACGTCGGGTCAGGCCTATACCGGATGCATCTATAGAGAAGTTAGGTGATTATATGAAAAATCAGCCTGTATAAATATACAGGCTGATTATACTCGATTTAGCTAAAAGTGATAACGTCGGAGTTATTGATCGTACACGTATGATTATCGCCGGTGAATGTGAGCGCCGTGGTGGTGTAGCGTTCCAATCTCATAATCGAGGTTCCAACAGTAGTAAGAAGAGGATCGTTAAATGCAATCTGTACTTCCTGCCCGTCAGTGATGAGCTCATACATTTCCGCAAATGTTTTATCACAGCTATAAACATCGTGGTCAACTGTGAGTGTTGCCCGTGTAATCTTGTTCTTGATCTCTTCATACCAGCGCGCGAGCTTTTCAAGCAGCGCCGTAATGGTAATCGTGTCTGGAGCCGTTGGAATATTCGTAAACTCCATTTCGGTTATATTCCTGCTTGCGTATGTGCGCCCGCTGTTGCCGTTTGTGCGTACGAAATTCTGTTCCGCGTATGTCTTCGCATCCTTTAGCGTGATCTCGTCCTGCTGATCCGCGTAAGTCTTCGCCGCCTGCAACGTGATCTCGTCCTGCTGATCGGCGTATGTTTTAGCCGCCTGCAGTGTTATCGCGTCCAGCTGTTCGGCGTATGTCTTCGCCGCCTTTAGCGTGATCTCGTCCTGCGTATCGGCGTACGTTTTAGCCGCCTGCAGCGTGATCGCGTCCTGCTGATCCGCGTACGTCTTCGCCGCCTGCAGTGTGATCGTGTCCTGCTTATCGGCGTACGTCTTCGCCGCCTGCAGCGTGATAGCGTCCTGCTGATCCGCGTACGTCTTCGCCGCCTGCAGTGTGTTCACGTCCCGGTCGTCTACATACTTTTTATTAGCCGCTTCATTTCCGTCTGTGGGCATACGTGTGAGATTTAGAATTCCGGTGATCGTACCGCCGTTATTTGTGATAATTTCTTCATTATAATATGAAATTCTGTTCTCATTATCTTCGATCCTTCGGAGATTTACCCCGTTTAGCGAATAGAACGAAACAATCTTATTATCAGAATCGTAACCGAGAGCGATATAGAGATCCCCGTTAAACTGCCCGAGAACGATACCCTCAGCATAAGCCTTGATTATATCGCTATAATCGGTATCTGCGGTGATTTCAGCTAACAGGGGATTGGGCTGTGTGAAATTAACAACAATATATGAGAGCTTTGACCCATACAGCTTATTGATTTCGTCAACAAGCGTTAATATATCGGTGTGGTTAGCGTTCGTTGCTTCGATTGTCTTATTAAGATCTCGGAGCAGCTTCCACACCATTTCAAGAAAGGAAAGCGACCCATCGAGAACGCACGGAGTAACGGGAACGTAGACCGACGCGAACGGAAACCAAAACGGCTTGTGATACGATCCTGTGATGTCAATATTTATCATTGTATAAATCCTCCTTTAATAGATCTGCATGAACAGGCATTCGAGCTCATCGAATACCATTTTATTGATGTTAAGGAACGTTTCGCGGTATTCCTGCAGCATTGCCGAATATGACGCCGTTCCCATCTTCCCGGCGATTCGGTCGGTATAATCGTCGGTATTGCGGTAGATCTCCGTTCCGGTGCTGTCGGTCGTTGCGCTTGTCTCATCGTGCGACGTTCCGGAACCGGTTGTTACGCTGTGACCGGTTGAGGTTGTATTATCACCGGTTGTACCGGTGCTTGTTTCGATTTCGTTTCCGGTTTTGTTAGTCGTTGAGTTACCGACGCCTTCATTATGGGTCGTAGTCTGCTCATTATCCGTCGTGTTTTCCGTTCCGGAATTCTGTCCGCTTTTCGATTGGGTGATCTTCCTGTAGTCTGTTAAATAATAGTTATCAGAAACATTATTATCCGGATTTCCGGACCCGTCTCCCTCTACACCCCGAACAGACGTTTGAGGCGTCGCCGAATATGCATCTCGGGAAACGTTGCTTTCGCTGAACGAATTCGAGATCTGCTTTGATCCGGTTTTCGAGAGTGATCCGGTTCCGTCATTTTCGGAGCTCGTATCTGTAACTTCTCGCCCGGTTATATTCTTTTCCCGGCGTTCGCTGTGCGTTCCGTTAGCGGTACCGCTGCCAGATGTTTCCGTCTCGCTCTGATCTGTGGTGTTTCCGTCACTTTCGCTTTGCTGCTGTACGTTTTCGCTTGTCTTCTTATCCCCGGTTAATACGCCGCCGTGCGTTTTAGTATATTCCACATCGTGAAACGGATTAAATTCAAGTTCGGCAGACGCGTACAGCTGCGAATAAAATGGCATTATCTCACGCAGCTTTCGCATAAGGTAGTAATGCCAAAGTCCGTACGTTTCCATTCCGATTTCATTCATATAGAAATGAAACAAGATTTCGTTTTCAAGCGTCGGACGGAAGGTTTCCGAATGGATCGGGAAGTCAAAATCAAAGATCGCGGATCGTGCTGCTGCGATAATTTCATCAATCGTTTTTTCCTCAATCTCTTCCGGCGTGAATCCGGATTTTGCTTCGCAGATATAACGAAGCTGCGACGTGTACTTACTCATCGATGAGATCCTCCGTTTCTTCGTTTATTGCTTCGCGTTCACGCGGTGAAGTGGACGCAAATTCAACATCGATATTCAGCCCGAACCGTTCATTGATCTTTCGACAAGCGAGCTTTCGCGCATTAAGTCGGGTTCGGCGGGCGATATCGACGCCGCCATAATTGGATGCGACTTCATCCGATACAAGGCGTTCCTTTTTCTCTGTGTTAGCGTTCTCAATCCCGAAATAGGTTAGCGCTTCGGCGAATAGCTGCCTTTTGAGTATTTGGACCTTATCCGCGATATATGGAACCGTTGTATCGAGTACGGTTATATCCTGCATATCGGCGAGATTTTTCGAGCCGAAAATAAACGGGATATTTCCGTCGTATTTCTTGAATAGGTTTTCGAGCGTGAGCCGTTCTTCATTCGTAGATCTGATTATCTTCGGCGTTTTCTGCCCTTTGATATTAACATCGATCGTTCTTTCACACTCTGCGATCCGTCGAGCATACAGCCGCAGCGGAAGGATCTCCGGGAGGTGTAGGCCGTTATTCCAAATGATGACACTTTCGCTTTCATCGAGCGCCTTATGCCGGAAGTTAACAGCAGGCGAAAACGCTGTGCGTTTGAACGGTTCGCGGTATATATCAAGCGTTGACGAGTTGAAGAACTGCAGCGCAACGTACTCTCCAAGTTCATCGTCGAAATAGAACAGAGCTTTTCCATCGAAACAGAGGATCATTTCAAGGAAGCGCGGATCGATTTCAGGAGGAAGATTCTTCCATTCAAAACCGGCGATAGCGATTTCAACAAGTCTCGCGTACCAATATGTATACGTATCAACGTTCATTATCTGCGCTTCTTTTTGAAAACGCTCTTGAATCGTGAGCTTTGAGCCTGAAAAAGGATTTGCAAGAAACATTAAATTACCTCCTTTTAAACGGTGTTATCTAATGAATAGTCCCCAACTTTTGCGGGATCATTCCAGAACGTAATGCCACGGTCAAGTATCTGCGCTATCTTCTTTCGATCGTTTGCGCTGCCTGCATAACCACCAGCTGCTTTCACAACAACATCCGAGGTCTTAATATAGGTCCAATGCGGACGGGCATTAAAGTTAGGCTTTCCGAAAGCTTTAATTGCATACCCGAACTTATCAAAATAATCGTCGATAATCTTTAGGTATTCAGTGCGCGGTCTCATAACATACGCTCTAAAAGTCTTTTCTCCGGCAATATATAGCGCTGTACCGGTCACGTTTCCGTGAGATGTCGGCGGTCGCTTCGACTTATCGTTAATGTCCGCAACTTGACCGGCAATACTTGTTAGCCCGGATGTAATCATGCCAATTCCTACAGCTGCGCCTACTCCTTCGGTTCCTGCTATAGTGAAAGCTCCACCGGCGATTTGCGCAACGCTGAGAGCAGCACTTAACCCGATATTCGTTTGATTCTGAGCGAGATAAGTTTTGAATGCGTCGCTTGCCCATGCACATTGCGGAAAAGAGGTTTCGATCATCATTTCGGAATAATTCATGGAATTAGCGCCGCTTCCCTTATAGTTATATGGCGCAAGGATAACAGATTGGGCCGGCGCATTATCTGAAAATATACCGAATTGCGCGGTGGTACCGCCGGAACTTATGAATTCCTCGAATTCATAGAACTTGCCATTGGAAGTACCATCAGAGATATAGAGAGCAAGATATGGAGCAGTGAACAGTTTCTTGTTCCGTACTGTATATCCTGTATACGATAATGGCCTTGTTACTGTGAATTGTTTAATTCTATTATTCTCGAAGAATGTCGGCGTTAGTATAATAGCGACTATTCCATCAACAAGATCAGCATGATTATTAACGATATCTTCAATTATAGGAATTGGCGATTTCACCCATGTTGCAGTTGTTACACCGGATTGTGTTTTACTCATATTTAAACGTCCGATAGCTGTTCTTGCAAGCGCAGAGTACATACCGTTATTCAAGGTTCCGCCAGTTGCCTGGAACGTTTCCGGATCGAATGTAGAATACATGATAACAGTCCAGTCGGTTGCGAGCTCATCCGGCCGAGAGGTAGTTTCAATTTCGTACCCTCCAATATCGATGTTCTCTGAAACGCGGTTATCGCCTATTTTATCCGTAGTGGTATGAGCGCGCTCTATCCAGCACTCAGGAATCAAACAATTCGGAAAATACGTCTGCATCACATCTATATCGAATTCAATTTCGCAGCAGTTATCATTGATATAATATATCTGTTTAATGAAAGCATAGAACCATTTATCAAGATATTGCTTATTACGATACATCATATAATTACAGTTTTGAAAAAGATCACCGGAGACAGGAGCGCGCACGCGTCCAGTCTGTCGTATATAAATCATTTTATTAAACGAGTAATAACTACTCGCGTGCGATTCAAAATAAGCTGTACGAGCTGTTTCAGAAGCGAAATATATTGTATGATTATAATCCGGATCGAGTGGAATGTTAGTTAA